GATAAGTTAATGGATCTTCAGAAAAAATTAAAAGAAGTTGAGGAAGAAAAACAAGGAAAAGGACCAACAAACGTTACCAACGCTTTATTTGTTGGATCTACCGCAGAACTAGCAAAATTAATCAAACAGCAATCCAAAAATGAAAACGTTTAAACAGTTTCAAGAAGATTGGACGAATAAATATAAAAAGAGTATTGATTGCTCGAATCCAAAAGGATTTTCTCAACGTGCTCATTGTGCGGGAAGAAAAAAAAGAGCAAAAGGTGAAAGCACTAAGTCAAAACCAGTTGAATGAAGAAAAACGGTCGCTGTCCTAAAGGAGAATATTATTGCTACACTAATAAAATGTGTAAAGCAATTCCTGCTGGATTTATGGTAGATCCGGAGGGAATGCTCCGCAAAGAAAATGGAGCTTCTGTAGATGAGGCTGCACGTATTCCAAAAAAACCAGGACAACCAGATAAGTCTGATAAGCACTCAGATCTCTATACAGATGAAGATCCAAAAGGAACAATTCATGGTCTCGGTTTTAAAGATGTTCAGACTGCAAAACAGAGTGTATCAAAAATAAGAAACTCTGGAAGATCTCATGCTCATAAAATCCAAGCAGCAATTGCTATGGAGCAAAGAGCAAGAGTGGCAGGAAAAACTTCAGAAGCTGCTGTTTACAGAAAGTTCATCAACTCAATGAAAGAAAAAACTAAAGAAATGAGTGAAGAAGGTCTCCGTGATTGGTTTGGTAAATCTAAATCGAAAGATGGTAAAGGTGGTTGGGTTAATGTTGTAACTGGTGGCACTTGTGCGAGTGATGAACCTGGTGAAGGAACACCAAAGTGTGTTTCCTCCGCAAAAAGAGCAAGTATGACAAAAGCGGAAAGATTGTCTGCTGCGAGAAGAAAGAAAGCAGCAGATCCTGGGCAACAAGCAAAGACCGGTGCTGCAAAACCAACCTATGTTTCCACAGATTCACCTAAAAAGAAAATGAAAGAAGAAATGGACGTGCAAGAAGCAAAAGATAAAAAAGGTAAAGGTAGTGGAACAAAAGATGCTTGCTACCATAAAGTAAAATCACGTTACAGTGTCTGGCCTTCTGCATATGCTTCTGGGGCATTAGTAAAGTGTCGTAGAGTTGGTGCTGCAAATTGGGGAACGAAATCAGAATCAACCATGAACGAAGAAGAAAGATATTGTCCCCTATGTGATAAAAGAGAAACGAGATCCGAATGTTCCTATGGTGGTAAGGCATGGGATAAAGTCTCTGTAAAAGATCATGAATATTCAATGGTTCGTTCTGAACTTGAAACACTGATGAATGCTGCACAAAGACTTAAGGCAAAAGTTGAAAATGGTGAGGGCAGTTTAGAAGCATGGGTTCAATCCAAAATTACCAAAGCAGCAGATTATATTGATACTGCAGCAGATTATGTTGCAAGTGGAGAAATGGAAGAACAAAAACTTGTAGATAAAATTAAAGGTGAGATTGTAGTTGAAAAATGTTGGCCTGGTTATAAGAAAAAAGGCATGAAAACAATGTTTGGAAAAAGATATCCAAATTGTGTAAAAGCAGAAGATGTAACCATTGAAGATGCTGATGGCAATACTTTTGCAGAAGTCGTTGATTTAATTCAACCCGAACCAATCAAAGGATTTAAATCTCAAATTGAAGAAGTAACACGTCTTCAATCACAATCAGGAAATATTATCGCAATTACTTTACTTTGGAGAGGAAAATATTACGGTATTAGAATGTTTTTTCCGCAGATAAAAACTCCGTCTCGTCAAGAAGTGAATGATGAAATTCAAAAAGTATATCCTGGAGCAAAGGTAGTATTTCACTCAATTTCAGAATTTACTCCAGGACAACCTTTAATTCAAGCAGGATTTCAAGGTGGAAGTGCCGGAAAACTTGGTTTTAATAAAAATTATGTAAAACCAATGGGAGAAGAAGTTGAGTATGAAAAGATTGATGAAGAAAGTCCTGCATGGCAAAGAAAGGAAGGCAAGAATCCTGAAGGTGGATTAAATAAAAAAGGAATCGCATCCTATAGAAGAGAAAATCCAGGCTCAAAACTTTCTATGGCGGTTACAACTCCCCCATCTAAATTAAAACCAGGCTCTAAAGCAGCAAATCGCAGAAAGTCATTCTGCGCTCGTATGAGTGGAATGCCTGGTCCAATGAAAGATGAAAAAGGTCGTCCAACAAGAAAAGCACTTTCATTAAGAAAGTGGAATTGCTGACATAAAAGGAGTTTATTATGAGTGATGTCTACCTTGGTAATCCACTATTAAAAAAAGCAAACACTCCTATTGAATTTACACAAGATCAAATTATAGAATTTCTTAAATGTAAAGATGATCCTGTTTATTTTGCCAAAAATTATGTAAAAATTGTTACTCTAGATAAAGGATTACAACCGTTTAGACTCTACCCTTTTCAAGAAAAATTAGTTAATAATTTCCATAATTATAGATTTAACATTTGTAAAATGCCACGTCAGACGGGTAAGTCTACAACTGTGGTATCTTTTCTTCTTCACTATGCCGTATTTAATGATAATGTAAATATTGGTATTCTTGCAAACAAAGCAGCAACGGCAAGAGAACTTCTAGATCGTTTGCAAACAGCATATGAAAATCTACCAAAATGGATGCAACAAGGAATTATCTCCTGGAACAAAGGTTCTCTGGAATTGGAGAATGGAAGTAAAATCTTGGCTGCTTCTACTTCTGCAAGTGCTGTCCGAGGCATGTCGTTCAATATCCTCTTCCTCGACGAATTTGCTTTCGTTCCAAACCATATCGCAGATTCCTTCTTTGCATCTGTTTATCCTACTATTACTTCTGGTAAATCAACGAAAGTTATCATAGTTTCAACTCCACATGGTATGAATCATTTCTACCGTATGTGGCATGATGCTGAACGAGGTAAGAATGAATATGTCTTTACTGATGTTCATTGGAGTGAAGTTCCGGGAAGAGATGCGGCATGGAAAGCACAAACTATTGCAAACACTTCCGAACAACAATTTAAAGTTGAGTTTGAATGCGAATTTTTAGGATCTGTAGATACTTTAATTGCACCATCTAAACTAAGAAACCTCGTATACGATGCCCCTAAGACCCGTAGTGCTGGTCTAGATGTTTATGAGGATCCTTTAGAAGATCATGATTATCTTATCACTGTAGACGTTGCTAGGGGTGTTGGGAATGATTATTCAGCCTTTACTGTAATTGATATAACACAATTTCCACATAAGGTTGTAGGAAAATATAGAAATAATGAAATTAAACCAATGCTTTTTCCGAGTATTATTGAAGAGATTGGAAAAAATTATAATGAAGCATATATTTTGTGCGAGGTAAATGACGTTGGAGATCAAGTAGCTAGTATTCTTCAATATGATTTGGAATATAAAAATCTCCTTATGTGTTCTATGAGAGGTAGAGCAGGACAAATTGTAGGACAAGGATTTTCTGGGAAAAAAACTCAACTTGGAGTAAAAATGTCCAAGACGGTTAAAAAAGTTGGGTGCCTCAACCTTAAGACAATGATTGAAGAAGATAAATTATATCTAAACGATTATGAAATCATATCCGAACTTACAACATTTATTCAGAAGCATAATTCATTTGAAGCAGAAGAAGGTTGTAATGATGATCTTGCAATGTGTCTTGTAATTTATGCCTGGTTAGTTGCACAAGATTATTTTAAAGAACTTACTGATCAAGACGTTAGAAAAAGATTATATGAAGAACAAAAAAATCAAATAGAACAAGACATGGCACCTTTTGGATTTATTTCTGATGGTTTAGATGATACGAGTTTTGTAGATGAAGATGGAGATAGGTGGTTTTTAGATGAGTATGGAGATCGTTCTTATATGTGGGAATACATATAAAATGGAATTAGATAAACAAATACGATTAGGTCATTTATTATTTAATGATAGAAAATGCAGAGTATGTGGAGAAATAAAAAATTTAGTAGATAGTTTTTATAGAACTCATAAAGAAAGAGGATCTGTTGCATCTTCGTACTCATACGAATGTAAAGAATGTACAATAAAAAGAATTGGGGTTGGAAGAAAAACTGCAAATCAACACATTTATTGGCAATATCCAGATTGGTAATTGTTCACCCAAGATTTCCCCACTGAAAATAAAAAAAATAATAAATATCTTTTAGATAAACTGACACTGACTCGGAGAAACAAACATGGCGACTCCTCAATTATCTCCTGGTATAATTACGAGAGAGGTTGACCTTACTGTTGGGAGAGCTGATAATGTATTGGCAAATGTTGGCGCAATTGCTGGTCCATTTTCAATTGGCCCTGTGGAGCAAGCAATTGACATTGCAACAGAACAACAATTAATTAATACATTTGGAAAACCAATTTCAACAGATACTCAATATGAGTATTGGATGTCCGCATCATCTTTCTTGACTTATGGTGGTGTTTTAAAAGTTGCTAGAGTTAATGGGGCATCTTTAAACAACTCGAATGCTGGAGTAGGAGCTGCGTATACTACATCAGCAAAAGTTAAAAATTATGATGATTATAATTCAAATTGGTCATCAGATTCAGTAAATTTTACATATTCTGCAAAAAATCCAGGAACCTGGTCAAATAGTCTAAAAGTATGTTTCATTGACGATTTGGCAGATCAAGTTATTGGCATTACCACAACAAGTTTGAATGCTCTTGGAGCTGCTATTGGTTATGGAGTAACAACAGCACTTACAGGTAGTGTTGCTGGTGTTGGTACTGTAACTACTCTAAATGGATATTTGAAAGGTATTATTACTGGAGTATCGACAGATGCAACTAATGGAAATAGCACAATTTCTGTAAAGATTGTATCCAGAGTATCTGGACTTGGAACGGAAACTTTAATTGATTATGCAGAGTCAAATGCAGCATCATCTTTCCAACCATCAAATGTTCTTTCTTTTGTTAATAATTCGGGAATAACGAGCACAACAACTACGTCTGCAACGACAGTAACTGATTGGTATAATCAACAAACCCTAGGATTAACAAACTCAACAATTTACTGGAAACAAATTGCACCCAAACCAATAACGAATGCATATTCTGCCAATAGAAATGGGCAAAATGATGCAATGCATGTTGTTATTGTTGATGATACAGGATCAATTACAGGAGTTCAGGGAAATATTTTAGAAAAGCATATTAGTATTTCTAAATCCACTGATGCTGTATCTGCGGTAAATTCCCCACAAAAAATTTGGTATAAAAATTATCTTGCAGATTTTTCAAATTATGTTTATGCAGGAAGAAATCCTTCATCTGCAGCAGATGGTTATTGGGGAACTACTCCAAGAGCTACTGGATTTTCAACTTCATACACTCCATATACTACTGCTCAAGGACTTTGGGGGCAAAGTGCTCAAGGAATAGTTTTCAGTGCAATTGGTAACGTAACTTATTCATTAACTGGTGGTGTTGATTATTCATCGTCAGGTGGAATGACTGCAACTTTAGGAGATTTGTCAACTGCATATGATTTATTTGCAAATAAAGACGAAATTCAAGTCAATTTCTTGATTGGTGGGCCTGGATTAGCAAATGAATTTGATTCGCAAGCAAAAGCAAATAAACTTATTTCTATTGCCGAAAGTAGAAAGGATTGTGTAGCTGTTATTTCCCCACATAGGGCAAATGTTGTTGATGTATCTTCAACATCTACTCAAACTTCAAATGTCATTAAGTTTTTTAGTGCATTATCAAGTTCCTCCTATGCAGTTTTTGATAGTGGATACAAATACACTTATGATAGATTTAACAATCTTTTTAGATATA